CTCCTGTATTCATGGTGTTCGATGTTTCTCCAATGTCTGATGGTTCTATGTTGAACAACATCAGAGAAGTGAGAATGCAAGGTGCTCCTTCCATGACTTGGGGATACATTGACGGTCGTAGACATCACCTTGGCTTTGCTAAGTCTCAGGGTATGTCCTCTGCCAACAAGTTCCCAGGATATGAAATCTGGATGCAAGATAGATGTGATGTATTCATCGAAGATTTGTCAAGAACTGTTCTAATCGAAGAGATTCCACAATTCTAATAAAGAGCCCCTCAAAACGAGGGGCACTTTTAATTACTTAGAGTGTTGGCCTTGAGCCTGGTCATTTAATTGGCACACTCTACATATAAACCAATGATAATCAACTACGTATGGCAAAATTAGGAAAAATCTCCACGATTAAGAAGGAGTATAGTAACTCTGGTTTACAAACAATGCAAGGCGGGCTTTCACAAAGAGGATTGACAAGAATTCCTGGAACAGGAGTTTTTAAGTTTCCTTACAGAGAAGCTGATGGTAGATATAGAACAGGACTAGATCCTCTAGCATCTTACATCAAAAGAATTGCTGACCCAACAGAAAAAGAACTTGAGGTTGAGAGAGTGACGGAATTAAAGAAGAAGCTTGAATATGAATTAGGAGGAATCGATTTAGGTCCTAGATCTACATTTTGGAATCACGCTTTATCTACTTCACCAGATGATTCAACTCACATCCAACCTGTAAAACTTCTAGACGGTGACAACTTCTTTGACATGTCCACTACTTTTCAAGAACTTGCATTTTCGTGGTTAAGAGTACATCCAACAATCGCAAGCTCTTATCAAGCATGGGAACGTGGAGATTATCCAGCAGACACGCAGTTTTACGTTGTCGATGATGAAATTGAGAATGCTGTAATCTTTAAGAAGAAGCAGCTCATCAACAAGGCAATCACCAAGTTTGATGCAATGACACCAGAGAAAAAACGTAAAGTAGCTAGATTGCTGGGACTTCCTGTCTCTGATGATTCTAAAGAAGAGGTTGTTTACAATCAAGTAGACAGTCTAATCAAACAGACGGAATTCAAATCTGGAAAATATCAAGGCTTATCCACAGTCGAAGTATTCAACAGATTTGCTGACATGAAAGAAAACATACTTCACATCAAAGATTTGATTAAGCAAGCCATACAGCATTCCATTTATAGAGTGAAGCCTAACGGCACAATTTATGAAGGAGAATACGAAGTTGCTAAAGATGATGAAGTGTTGTTGAAATATCTAGCTGATGATGATCATCAGGACGATCTTCTCACATTGGAACAAAAACTGAAGGTTAAGAAAATTGCTGCCGTATGATACCAGTAGATAGTTTATTATATAAGATCGATCAGAAACTAAATAAACTATCAACTAATAATCATCAACAAATTCAGCTTGAGGATAAAATTCTTGCGCTTAACGAAGCACAGATAAAACTCATCAAGCAAAAAGTTGATGGATTCAGTGTTGTGAGTGGAATGGGAATGGATGCTTTTAAAAAGCGTTACGAGGATTTACAAAGACTTGTCATTAGTTATGATGAGGGAAAGTTAGACCTGTCCATAAAAAACCAAACACTGAATCAATGGGCAGCAAAAATTGACAAGCTCTTCCCCAAGTACATGTTTTATGTTGACAGTTATACGTTGGCTGATAAAGGTGTTTGTAAGGATAGAAAAATCTGGATTAATAAAGATTTGGCAAAACATGGTGATTTACAATTCTTATTGAATAATGATCATTACAAGCCATCTTTTGAATATCAAGAAACATTTAATTTTATCTCATCAGATGAAATTAGTATATTCACAGACGGAACGTTCACACCGTCTGCGATTTACATTTCTTACATGAGATATCCAATCTACATTGATAAGACAGGGTATATCAAGTTTGACGGAGAAGCATCAGTAGATGTGGATTGTGAACTTGAAACCTATCTGGAAGATGAGTTAGTCGATTTAACCGTCCAGAATCTTGCAATGTACACAGAGAATGCATCTGCGGTACAAAGTGCCCAGTTCAGAATACAAACAAATGAATAAACAAATTTAATCACACAAAAAATGGCTGATTTCTCATTAACCACCCTTTTTGTAGTTCCAGTAGGCCAAACTGCGTTGCCTAGCTCTGGTTCTACACAAGATCTCATCGCAGGTCAGGTTGGTCTTTACAGAAACGACTATAGTGTGGCTACAGCTGCAAACATTGCTGCTGCACCATACTTTTATGTAGCCCAAGGTAGAGCTAACACTTACCTTCAAGGCTCTAAGCGTTCTGATAAGATCAAAGGCTGTCCATCTGGTGCAGGTTGCTCATCTAACATAACTGAATGGTACAAGGTATCAGGTTGTGGAATTCCTGCTGTACAAATCACTGATGTAAGTGGTTGGAGTGTACAGTGTGGAGATTCTGTAACTTTGACACTACGTGCTCACTCAAGTTATTTGGATACATTGTATTTCAATGGATTTACACGTTCAGTAACTGTTCAAGCTCCTTGTTGTGACTGTGGTGCTGACCCTTGTACTGATGTTGATGTTCCTGCTTTGATTGATCAGTTCATTGCGAAACTTTCTTTACAAGCACCTGGTATCAACCCAGACAATATTACATTTAGCGATTTCTACACATTCCAAAGAATTGGTAACAACGCTTCTGCTGTTCTTCGTATTTCTGGTAAACCTCTTACTAAATATGGACAGCCTTGTGATATTGCTGCATTCCCTTGGGAGTATGACAGAATGTGGTTCCGTACCTTTGTTTATCAAGGTCCAGCTACCACTGCTGACTTCATTGTTGCTGACAATTGTGATACTGTTGCTGCTGCAGTTGTTGTTCAGCGTTCTTCTTATCCAACTGGTACAGCAGAAGAGATCGCTCAACTTGAGAAGAATTTCTACAGCTATCAGGCTGGTTATCTGAAGCATTTGTACAGAATGCAGGGTTACAACCCTAACTTTGAGAGCTATGTATCAACTGGTATCATTTATGATACCTTCTACATCAAGTTCAATGAGTACAACAAGTCTGAGTATCAGTGGGGTGATTATAATCACGAAGACAGTATGATAATCCTTGCTGTTCCTAATGCTGCTACTCCAGGTAATGCTGGTATTTCTGCTGCGGTTCAAACTGTACTAGTAGCTGCTCTTGGTGCTGTAGTTGATAACAATGTTTGTATCACTACTACTACAACAACCACTGAAGAGCCACCTTCTACCACAACTACAACAAGCACACTGATTCCATAATCAGGAGGTAGTAGCGTTTCAATTTACACAAACCTATGCCAGAGGAGAGGATTAGTTCTCAATCCTCTGGCATTTTTCATATAACAGCCATGCCAGACTTAAAGCTTGATATATTAGTAATCCCTACGTACAATACATTGACGCTTGGAATTGCTGACGCTTCTACCTATCCAACAGATCCTCCGAGTGTATCGGCACCATCTATTGAGATTAATGTTCCTAATTTTGGAATTGTGATACTACCATTTAATGTTAATGAGTTGAATATCTTTTCATCTTCTAACTTGGGCATCACTCCTGTAGGAACAAATGACCCTTTACCAGATGGAATTTATTTCTTGAAGTACACAGTTGCTCCAGCATATGATAACTTTGTTGAAAAATCTATCATGCGTGTAGATAGACTTCAAGAAAAGTTTGATGAGGCATTTATGAAACTTGATATGATGGAATGTGACAGAGCAATCAAAGCTCAAGCTAAGGTAGAACTTACCACCGTGTCATTCTTCATCAATGGTGCTATTGCTGCTGCAAACAACTGTGCTACAGTTGAGGCAAATAGGTTGTATCTTCAAGCTGATAAATTTCTAAACAATTTTATTCGACAGAATTGTGGTTGTTCAGGAAATAATTATGCAACAGTAACAACTTACTATTGATATGGCACAATGCACTAAATGTAAAGCCAGTGTTGGTTGCGGATGCAATTTGAAGGAGGGTTTATGTTCCTATTGCCATGCAGAAATGAAAAAGCAACTAATCGTTAATCCTAAACCTGAAGAACAAAATGTTGAGTCCAAGACTGACCAATTGTCCAGAATGTGGTGATATACCATCATTATTAGAAGACGTTGAATGTAAGATTACAGAGGTTGCTAAGAATCTTTACAACAACACTGTATTCGCATTAAATATGCCTGTTCCATTTGACGTAATGACTGATCTGTTAAATTACAGACGAATTCTTCAGTACAAATACTGCAATCCAAATTATGTGAAAGCCTTTACAGTTAATATGATTGCCAGTAAAATCAAGATTTTAAAATACAAATAATATGTCCTGCTCAAACTGCTTTAATGGATGCACTGAGATAATTTCTGATCAGTGTGTTAGATATACAGGGATTGATATCCCAGCTCTTGATATCACAACAGGTGAAACACTTGCCAGTGTAGAATCAAAAATTGTAACATACATTACTAATCTAGCAACTGGTGAAGGAATTATTCCTGTTATTGATCCAGAAGATTTGTGTGCATTAGTGTCAGGATTTCTTCCTGAGTCAGGAGACATCACACTTAATCAGATTCTGTCAGCTCTTATACAGTCTATTTGTAGTTTAAAGACAAGTGTTGACGCAATCAATGCTACGTTAACAACACTCAATGCTGATTATACAATTGGATGTTTGACAGGTGTAACAGCAAGCTCTGACACACATGATGTCCTACAGGCTGTCATTACTAAGCTTTGTGCCACAGATACAGCGTTGACAGCATTCATTCTTGATGTTACCACCAATTATGTACAGCTTGATGATTTGAATAATCTTATTCAGGCATATCTAGATAGCATCAGTCCAGCAAATCTTCAAAAAAACAAGATGATGCCTTACGTAGCGTATGAATACTATGGCTCACTTGTTGGTTTTGATGTTACTGGAACGGGATCTGGACAATGGGATAGAGTGTTCTTATGCAATGGGAACAATGGTACACCAGATAGAAGAGGACGTATAGCAGCTGGAACAACAGATGGATCTATGGGAGCTACAGTTCCAATGAATCCTGCTGTCGACCCAGCTATACCAAGTTCTGGTAATCCAAATTATGGAATTGCAGGAACAGCTGGTGCCAATAGTGTTATTCTTGGACCTACACAAATCCCACCTCACACTCATACAGCAACAGCTACATCAACAGCTGATCCTCATTCTCACTTCATT